AATATCGTCTCGATCGCCGTATAAAAGATGACATAGGTATGAAGCGAGCTAAAATCCTCGTCTCGAGTCTCTCCGCCCCACGCCCTGATGCCGTCGTCTACGTAAGCGATCGTGATGCCTTCGCTTCTTAGTCGGTCGGCTTCGCAGTCCACGCCCTGGATAAACTCTACATTATCCACGATGCCAGTAATGCCACCGATTACTTTATTTGAAAACGTTTGCGAAAAGCCGTATTCAGTCTCAGCCATGACTTTTGCGTAAAGTGCTATCAAAAACATAGATAGCGGGCGCACTACTTTATCCGTCCTAGTTACTTTTTGATACGTTATGATCGCGGTTTTTGTTTGCAGCGTTTTTACGGCGAGTTTAGCACTCGTTTCATTAGTAGCGTCGATCTCGATCGCATAAACTGCACGCAAATATTCGGCTACTTGCTTTAGCTTTTCATAAATGCCAGTGTCGTTATACTCCGGTGCGCATAAAAATTTCGGCTTCGCAGCTACCTCGTTCTCAGCTTTCTTAAGAGCGTCAATAGCTTTTAAACAAGAATTTAGATTTTCTTGTTTTTTAGCATCGCTGTCGGAATTCGCGCTTGGTTTAAAGGCGCTTAGAATGACTTGCGTATGTATCCCGCATGCCTTTAAATCGTCTAGTGCATTTTTGATAGTGCCTTTTTGCACTTCTTTGAGCGCATCTTCGACGGTGCTAAAGATATGAAGTCCTGCTTCTATCTTATCATCATCACCTACGATCGCGATCGGTCGTTTGTTGTTGATCTCGTATGGATTCAGCGAGCCGTTATATAGCTCGACGTTTATCCCGTATTTACTTGGCATATTTTCTCCTTTTAAATTTGGTTTTTTATCGAAACTTTAAAATTCTCATAGTTTATGATCTCAAGCAACCTAGCAAGCGTTTTAACGGAGTTGTAAACGCCCTTATCGTCGCTTCTATCACCCACCAAAATGCATCCTAGCGTGTCTTGCGGGAAATTGCCGTTATGGATCAAAATTTTTCGCGCCTTACTTACTTTATCGTTATAAAGTAGCGGCAAGCGGCGATTAAACCTAGGACTTCTATAAAATTCGGCATCATACTCGCCTTGCGGGATCCTTTTATCTTGCCCCGAGGCTGTCGTATCCTCGCCCGCAGGCTCTAGGGTATAGCATTCAAAAAGCCTCTTTCCCTCGTCCGTGATCGTTAGCCTCCCGATCGTGCCGTCATAGATATTTTTAAATCTATTTATCTTGATCTTCATAATTTGTCCTTTCAAAATCCGTATCTTTTAAATTTTTAATCTTCTTTGCCAAGAAGCTGTTTATCTTCGCTCTGACCCAGTCGGCGCCGAACCAAGCCACCGCTCCACTAAGGGCTATGCAAGATTTAGGGCTGCCGGGCATAAACTCGCTCAGCACCGCGTAGCTCACAAACGCAAACAGCATCGATGAGCCCACCGCTACCAGCCACGATATGACCTTTTGTCCGCCCGATCCTCGCAGCTTCATATTGCCGCTACCGATCCCTAGCATTGAGCCCAAAAAACTTATGACCCCTACAAGTATGTAGTTCCACACTTCTTTATCTATCCCCCACATTCGCGCACTCCTTCAGGAGCGCTTCGCAGGTTTGATAGTATTTTGCCAGCTCGACCGCGCTTTGCATATTGCTTGAATCAAATTTAGGCTTTGCAGGGAGGTTTACTTTGCACTTTATCGGAATAAAAACGTCTTTATATTCCGTCCTTACCATCGGCGCCTGTTTTGCACATCCGCTAAGAGAAACGCACAGCGCCAGCCCTATCAGAAAAAGAATAAATCTGATGATATATTCTCGCTTGTGCCTAGCCAGCTCTTTTTGGTAGTTTTTGTCGAGCAAAAACGTTTTCCGCAGAGGCTTTGAATACTGCGGCATATATAGCTGTCCTGTTTTCATCTGCCCATCTCCCTGAATATTTCCTCATAGAATTTCAGCTTCTTTTCGCATTTTGCGTCCCTTATCGGCACATTTATCGGCTCGTATCTCGTCTCTATCTCTTTTTTGATGATAGGCTCGCGAGCTTTGAGGTTTTCATTGGCAAGCGCCATTGTTTTTATTTGCGCGTTTTGCAGATCGATGCGCGCATTGCATTCACTCAAATTTGCCGCATAAATTTGCCCCTGCGCGGTAGCTGCGGCAAGCTCGTTTCGCAACTCTTCAATCTTAGCGGCGCGAGAGTGATTTACCCCAAGTAGCCCGAGGATGACTGCGATCAACGCGCCGATAATTCCGAGATAAATTTTAAAGTTCATATCGTCGTCCATAAAATCAAAAATGCGGCGTCTTGCATGGCGCCGTAAAATAATTCTTGCCTGCCCCAAGCGTCCTTTGCTTCGAATGCTCCGATCTTGAAAGAAAAATTCGTGCGGTATCCTGTTTCGCACGCTAAAGGAAAACCCACCGCAAGCGCTAGAGCTAGCACGGGAGCGGCGTAATACCCCGCAAAAAACAGCGGGATAAAAACGGGGAGCCACCATAAAAGCCCGCGCAAAAATAGGCATACGCGGCAGTATCTTAGCCACCGATCGCGCGGGTCTTTGATGACTAGTCGAGCTAACCGCTCGATAAATCTAAACCCCTCGTATTCGGGCGTGTATGCCCCGTGCGTAACGAGCGCGCCGACCCACACGCCCCAGCCTTTCGCTTCGCCCACTAAGTAGCCCACGCCGCAAGCAAGGGCAATCCACGGGTTCGCCGTGGCGAAAAACACGATCGCGGCTAGATATAGCGCGCTCACTTTTGCGAATATCGCGTATCGTCCGCGCAGTCTATTCAAAATCCAAAACATATTTTTCTACTCCTCGCGGGCAGGTCTGGTTTTCACTACGTCTGCAAACTCATCGCTTCCTAAATACCAAAAAGGCTTTTTGCCGTCAGGGTATTGGAATTTAGCGAAATCGTCCGGGTGAGTGGCAAGATGCGCGAATACCCTAAGGATATTCATCATATTGGATCCGTCCCATTGATTACATTTGCGCGCTCGCAAAAAGATGACAAACGGGCAAGCTAGTATCCCTAAAATCAGCGCCGAAATAAAAATCAAAAGATAGCTCATTCCGCGCTCCTTTCATCTTTGCTTTCGTGATCGCAAGCTACTCGTTTGAGGTCGTGCTTGCAGATGCAACCGTTTGCTTCCTCGAACATCACGCGCTCTTTGTGTTCGCCAGTCTTACCGATATTAAAACTCTCTACCGGGCGCATATAGCCCATCACTCTCGTATAAACGACACATCGCGTTCGTTTTGCTTCTAGCTCTTTTGGAAATTCACTCATTTTTTATCCTTTTCTTTGGTTTTTGGCTCTTCAAGCTCTTTTGCATCCGTCTCGTAGTTCGGGCTTTTCGGGCAGCCGTTCCAAGGGCAGGCTCCGTTTTTATCTAGTTTGCTGGCACATACGGGGCAGCGTTTAGCTCTTTTTCTCATTATTCGTCTCCTTTTGCTAAATTTTCCTTTTGGGCTAGAAGCTCTTTGTATTCCTCTCTAAGCTCCGGCAATATGCTATCGTTTCCGATGAGTATGGCGTGACGGATATCCGCCTGCGCCTCCGTTATTTCGGTCTCAAGCTCACGAATTCTAGCCTCCGTCTCGCTAGGTTCTTTAGGCTTTGGTTTGCTTTCTAGCAGCCCTTTTTCTTGCCCCAGCTTTTCGATTTTTACTTCTTTGCCCTCCGCGTCGTAGTAGGTTTTACCGCGCTCATCTTTAACTAGCTCCCAAGCGCCATCTTTAAAACAGAGTGCATATCCGCTTTTTGCCTGCGGCGGTTTTTTATCCGTAGCATATGCCGGGATTAAAAATACGCCAGGTTCTAGCGGGCTTTCTATCGCTTCACTACTGCTCAAAAGCTCGCCCGAGATGGCATCATATCGGTATATTTTCATTTTGACCTCCTAGTATTTTATGAAGTAGTTAACTGCCACGTTTCGTGGTCTGTTTTCATTTGCTGTTGGAACTACTTTTGAAGCGTCAAATGTTACTACATCTTTAGATTGCTCTACAGCGCTATTAATATCTTGGTAAGCTTCTGCTCCAGAAAGAGCTATATTATCTGCAAAGACTCCAGATATAGTTCCATTTGCTTGCAGTGACGATGATTTTCCTATACCCACAGCTCCTCTGATATTTCTAATCGCATCCCCTTGGGCGCTACCGAGCACTCTGCCACTATCTATACCCCGTCCGTTATCGGCACCTCTTAAAAATTCTCCTCTTAAATCGGGGATATTGAATGTAGTTGTTTTATCTCCTGCTCCGTAAGCAGTGCCGATAGCGGTAAAAAGTGCGGAGTAAGCGCTGCGGCTAAGTGCCGAGCCGTCGCAAAGCAAATAGCCTTCAGGTGCATTTGCCGCGGCGCTTGCGATGATGGTGCCGGCAGGAGCGGCATTTTTAATTTGCTCTAAAACTTTGGCTTTTAAAGCAAATTTATCATCGCATTGCGTTTTGGTATAGACGTCTAGGGCATTTGCCTTCGCAGATAGTAGGTTTTGTGTCCATTTTCTGGTGGCTAGCACTATGTTATTATCGACTTTTAGCGTGATATCGTTAGCATTATCTACCTGCATGATAAATTTGATCGTGATATCCTTTGCGCTACCTTCTGCAAGCTTTGGTTTATAGGTGCGCGGAAGTTTGGCCACCGCGAAAAGCTCATCATTTGCGGTATAAATTCCCGCTTTATTGATATAAAAACCTCCGACGTCCGCGTTTATCACGCCCTCGGCGATTAGCTGATGCGGATCGGCTTCATCTACTATCAGGCTATTTATGCTAAAGCTGTGTTTTACACCCTCAAGGCGCGTGATGCTTTGATCGATCTCGCCTTCATCGTCGCTGACGCTCATCTTACTTAAGGCGATCTGCGTTTTATTAGCAGCCGCTTTTAACAGTAGATCGATACCCTTGTTAGTTAAAATACTAAAGTATTCTTGCATCTAGTTTTACCTCCATTGTTTCGTCGAATTTAAATGTGAGCGCGCAATACTTTTTTGAGCGGATCTGCAAATTTTCTATTTGAAGCGGATATACGCTCACGCTCTCGCCGCTTAAGCTTGCGCTTGCAGCTTTGATTCGTGCGACGCTAGCTAGCGCTATGCTCGCTCCGTCATATACCGAGCGGACGTTTTTATATGTCTCTATCGTTTTATCGCTTTTATTAAGCGTAGTAAAATCTATGCCTTTGTTGCTTGCTTCAAATTCGAGTTTAAAATGATACGGCTCGCCGCCGTATTCATGCCATTCTTTAAGCGTAGTGTCCGAATATAAAGATTTAAGCGCCTTTGCAAGCGTGGCAAAAGTTCCCTCGTCAAAATATGTCTTTATAGGCTCTTTCAAGAGTTCTTTTGTTTCATCTAGGCTTGTGCTCTTTGGCTCTATGTCAAATGTATATGCCAAGAATGCGCGATTAAAATCGTTTTGATTATAAAAAAACCGCTCGTCGAATTTGAGCCACTCCTGCATCTTTTGCCCCAAAACCTCATCGACTCTAAAAAGCATATCGCTATAGGTGCGTAAGTCAATCATTGCTAGCCTTTAAAATTTGTAGGTTTTGCAATATCAAGATACTGTCTCGATCTATGTTTGGAATTTGGCTTTTGACCTCTACAGCCTTTGTATTTTCATCGAATGCTATCTCTATGATCTTTGAAAAATGCGGCGTAAAGCCGATTTCTAGCGAGCCAAAATACTCCTTGATCTTTTGCGTAGCATCTCTCAAAACCTCCGCAAACATAAAGTCTTGGATGAGTTTTATCTCGATTTCTAGGTCAAAATTTATCTTATTGGCTTCTTTTATCATTAATTGATCTGTAAGCGGAATGCGCCCGTCAAGAGATTCTTTGATTTTCAAAGTCGCCGTCGCTTCATCAAATTTAGATAGATAAACGATCTGCACCACTCCGGCGCGTAGCTGATAAACGCTTGCTTTTGTGATGCCCTCAACGCTTAAAATATAAAAAAGATAGCTTTTTGCGCTCCCAGCAGTGCTGAATCGATGCATCGAGAGTAAAAAGCGCGCTCTAAGCTCGTCATCGCTTTCGCGAGCCTTAAAGCCACTGAATGGGCTTATCATTTTTATGTCGGTTACGTAGATATTTGGGATCTCAAGCGTCGTAGTTTCATAGCTTTCTTTAAAATACTCTTCAGCTTCAATTTTAAGAACCTTAGTATCGGCTATATTTGTATCTTCGAGCAAATACGCAAAATGCCCGGCGCCGTCGGTAAATTTCGTCCCTTTTGGCAGATACGTAGCTGAGCTTACGTTCACTTCGACCTGTGCGATCGGCTTTACCTCATCGTTTCTTTTTATGCCGACAAGCGCGACGAGCTCGTCGAGGTATTCGCCGGTGCTAAAATTTAGATAGTTATTAGCGATTTTTATATTTATGAGTTCAAAAAAATGGTTTAGTCGATACAAAAAAATATCGATAAGCGTCATATAGTCATCGCCCACAAGCGGGATATAGTCAAGCTTGCCGCTTTTAATCTTAAACTCATTGATGATATTTTGACGCTCGGCATCGATATTGAGAGGTTTTATAAAATTTGGCACTTTCATAGATTTACCCTTATTTCGTCTTTTAGCTCGCTATCTTTTATTTTATACGTTACTTTTGCTTCGAGCCTGCCGTTTTCATCGGGAGTTATATCGATGCCGATTTCTTGCGCGCGCGGCTCGTAAGTTTCTATCTGGCTTTTTAAATCTCTTTTATAGGCTAAAATTTCGCTTAGGCTCATTTGCTTGTCGATGTATCTGTCAAGTCCGAACGTAGGACGCAGCGTTTTGGTAAATTTAGAAGTTTTCACGATGCGAGATATGTTTTCGTTTATTGATATTTGATACATTTTCAACCTTTTGGTCGTATCATATCAAAGGCGTTTAGGTATTTTATACAAGGGATTTTAGCGCGGTAAAGACGTTCCGCCGTCGGTATCGTTATGCGTGTGACCGGTTAGATCCCCGCGTGCATCGGTGATATTTCCGCTTACTTTTAAATCGCCTTGTATCGCTACGTCACCTTGAAATAAAATCGAGGGGCTTTTGATGGTTGCATTTTCGGATATAACTATATTTATAGCTTTAGCGTTTAAAATTTCAAGCGTGGAATTTGACGTATCATAACTGATTATGGTTCCATCCTCGTATTCGGTCACTTCTTTGGTTTGGCTTACGCCGCTCGGCTCCTTACAGCCCTTATTAAAAATGGCTCCTTGGGCATATTTTATACCTCCGTTCGGCAGTTCGCAAACGATCGCCTGCTCGCCTATGCGCGGCGGCGAAAATGAGCGTTTAAAGGAGTTTGCTTGCTGCTTATATGGAATAAGTTTCGTGACGACACCGAGGTAATTTACCCTAACTAGGCTTTTATCCGAGCTTACTTCGCAGATTGTTCCGATGTATTGCATCAATAACTCCACATCCGGCTGTGATAGACGAAGCTTAGCTTTAGCTCCATCAAAACGTAATCTTTATCTAAAATTTCAATGCTTGCGCGATTTATCGCATCTAAGGATTTGAAATTGAACTCGCCTGAAAAATCTTTAAGACTTTGCAATACTTCTGCGGTTAAGGCATCACTTTTTTCATAAGTCGTAGTGATTAGATTCAGGCTTACGCTCAGATTATGTCTAAGTCCTTCGAAATTTGCCGCCTCTACGTCGTCATTCGTATCTTTGATAACTATAAGAGGCAAGCTTTCTTTATCGAAAACATAAACTTCAAAAATTTCTATATTGTGGTTTAATTTGCTTAAATGCTCTTTTAGGTCTTTTATTATTTTTTCTCTCATCATATCTCTTTTAGAAAAATTCTTTTTAAAACCTGACTTTCAAATGTCGTTTTATATATTTCATAAATCACACCTAAAATTTCGATTTTATCTTTTAACTTTATATCCTCATTATTTTGGTAGGTAATAAGGGCGGTAATCTCTGTTCCTACCGCCCCATCATCAAAAATCACTTTTGAGTTTTGATTGAAATGACATTTTCTTACGCTGCCGTCTTTTAGGACTTTCATACTGATGCAGAAGTCTTGATTGATGATAGCTTTTACATCGGCTTGAACCATAGCCAAATCTATCATTTATCTTTGTTGCCTTTGCTTTGCTTATTGCCGGCGGTTTTGTTCGCTTTATCAGTAGCACTAGCGTCTTTTTGATCGTCCTCGTCTTTGGCGGCGGCATCTTTGATCTGTTTGTTTGTCTGACCTCTTAGGCGTTTTTGCTCCTCTTCGCTGATAGCTTGCAAGGCTCCGATAATTTGCATCCTTTGGATAAAATTCCTATCCGTGCTGTCGGGCAAGTCTATGATGTCGCCAGCTTTTTGGTATTTGTCACCTATTTTTGTGTTGTATAAAACTCTAAATTTCATTTTTGACTCCTTTAAATTTGTGTGCTAAGAGATGGTAACGACATTGGCGTCGTTACCATTAAAATTTACGCGCTAGTTTTTGAGATCGCAAAAGACTTCTCGCGTGCAAGCTTGGCGTCGATGTCATAAAATGCTTGTAGTAGCACGTTACCACCCTCTTGCATTAGCGGTAAGACTTCAAGCGAGCCAAACGCTCCGATCCAGATGTCCTCGAAATTTCCAAAGATCACGTCACCTGCTTTTAGGTTATTGTTTTTGAAATACGCGTATCCTTGAAGGTCGCTGTCGCCGGTGTCTATAAGCATGCGTTCAACGCTATTACCGCGCTTTGTAGCTCTTAGCTTGCTGATGTCCGTGCCGTTTAGGAAAAATTTGCTGTGTTCGGTATCAAGCCCCGCCGCGTCAAGGCTATCGCCAAATTTTAAGATACCTTCAAGCGTTGGCGTAGTCATAAAACCCGCGATACTTGGCACTCCGCTCGTTTCAAATAGCCCTTTTACGACGCCCTTGCCATAAAGCAGCGTTTGCTCTAGCTTCTTGCGGATCGCGTCTTTTAGCTTTTTATAGGCAAAGCTTTCAAGCTCGAATGCGTTCATATTTAGCATCGTTCTTGTGATAACGATGTTCGCGTTTAGCGTATGCGGGCTTAGTTGGATAGCATCGAAGCTTAAATTTTCAGCGTCACGGCGTTTGCCCTCCTCGACGAAGTCAGCCGTGATGCTTGACGTATCACGCGGTATAGTGAGATTTGCGCTTAGATTTGGTAGCCAAGTGCAAAAGCTTAATAGCTTGCTATCTTGTTTAAGTTGCTCGATCAGTAAATCGCCGCGATACTCCCTATTTACCGCGTCACTTGCCGTGCCCGTGCTTGTAATGTTATCGGCAAAATTTGCGATAAAACTATCAGGCAAGGTAAATCGCCCGATCTCGCGCCCTTTAAATTCAAGCTCGCGGCTTAGGTCGATATTTCTATCGACTGCCGATTTGATGATGTTTGCGAGACTAAATTCGCCGTCATCTTGCCTACCTTTGGCTTTTATATTTACGGTCTCAAATTTGCTCTGTGCGTTAAGCTTTGCCATGTCTTTGCTGAATTCGGCGTAACTTTTACCCGCGGCGATGGCTTCTAAACCCTCTTTGTCGCGCCCTAAAATTTGAGCTAGTTCGATGATATTTTTTTGCTCTGCTTTTTGCATCGCTATCTGTTCCTCTTGTTTTTTTGGCTCGTTTTGCTCGCTTCGCTTAGAAACCTCGGCAAAGCCGCCGCGTTGCTGGTTTTGCTCTGCGCTCGGTTGCGCTAGCCCTGTGTTCTTGTCGTTTTCTGGCATTTGTTCTCCTTTTAAATTTGGTTTATTGAATTTTGAAATTTTTGCATTCGGGTCTGCTCCTTGCCAAACCGCGGATAGCTCCACGATTTCGCCCTCATAGATTTGATAATGATCTACTCCTTCGATCTTATCCATCTCCTTTACTTTATAATCCCCAAAGCCAACGCTTACCGAGTCGCTTAGCCCGGCTTTATATTTAGCGTAGGCTTCTTTTGAGCTGGCGACCTCATCGCTAAATTCGACCTTGACCTTAAAATCTCCGTTTTGGAATTTTTGGTCTGTGATTTTGCCGATCGCGTTTGCGAAGGTCGGCTCGTGGTCGAGATATAGGGTTTTAGCGTTAAATTTAACGCCACTCGTATCTACGCTCAAGTAATACTCATCGCCCCAAAACGTGGCGCGCTTATGCAGATTATTTTTGCTAAGCGCGATAAAGCTTATAGTTTTGTGCTCATCGTCAAACGCGGCATCTTTACCAAACGTTACGCTGAAATTCTTGATATCATCTAATATTTTTTTATCCATTTTTGCCCCTTTTGATTTTTTCTATCTCTTGCAATTTCTGCACGATCTGCTTCTCTTTTTCAAGTTCATCAATATAGGTGTCATATTCGATACCTTTCTCTCTCAAAACCTCGATACGCGTTTTAAAGCCTGCTTCGATAGCTTTGGCATTGGCTACCACTTCTTTGCTTGGATCGATATACTCCCAACCTTGCGGTTTAAACGAAAAATGACGTAGCACGAGATCGTAATCTCTCACGCTTATGCGGTTATTTAGTAGCTCGATAAGTAGCCACTCTTTAAAGATAGCATTATGAAATTTGCGGCGTAAAAAATTTTGAATTCGTCTAAATCCGCGTCTTTCGCTTGTCGTGCCTTGGCGTATGGAGCTATAATTTACTTCGCGCAAATCACCTGTGAGCGTCGCATAGCTAACACCCAAAGATCGCGCCACTTCTTGATTTGTGCTTTTTAAATAAAACTCGATATTCGTCGGATTGTGCGGGTCGATGAATTGCGGAGTTATACCCTCGTCCAAAAATCTCATCTTGCCAACCTCTACGCTTTCGGGTAGCTCGGGGGCTTTATTTTCTATGAGCTCGCCCGTATCGTCGTCAAATTCCGCTCCGACTCCGACTATCGCACCCTCATCCTTCCTAAGATAAAAGCCCGTCATTTCGCTGCCTAAACGAGCGCGATTGAGTTCGGCTTTTTTGAATTTATCTTTTTGATGCATGTCAAATATCGCCGTTGCAAGCTTTGAATTGCCGCGCACTTGCTTAGCGATAAGCGGCTTTCTTATGTGGATGATGTCTTTTGCCTCTATCACTAAGCGAGTATAATCGTCTTTTTTTATGTAGTATTTTGTCGGTGTTAAGGAATACTTTCCGGCTCTTTTTATGCCGCATTTTATAAACCCACTCTCGTCCGTGTAGTCGTTATCTATCTCTTCTGCGTCTATCAGTTCTATTTTTAGATCATTTGCACTGCGAATAAGTCTGATAAACGCTTCACCATCACGATAAAGGGCGTTTAAGACTAACTCTTCGTAATCTTCGAAGTCATAAACGCCGTATAGGCAGCACTCGTTTTCCCATTCGGAAAACGCCGTTTGGATATAGGTGTTTAAATTTCGGTTTTGCGTGGCGACATCTATCACAAAACCGCTCTCGCCTAAAATTTCGCTGTCTAACATATCAAAAAAGCCGCTTGCTAAGGATACGGCGGTGCTTAGGCTTCTTGCTTGATTTCGCAGGACTTTATTCGCCTTATCCGGGTCTGTATTTCGTATCAGTCTTGCAAGCTCAGTTCTATTTATGTCCGGCGCTTCAAGACTTGGATACCTGAAAAATTTAGGCTGTATGCTTGGGCGCGTGGACTTAAAAAATCCACCCTTATTTTTACTGGATTTTGGCTTTTTCTTTAAAAAATCAAACATCATAAATTCCCGTTAAAAAAGTATGTTACGCTTTGTTTTGATTTTTGCATATCCATTATAATCAGCTTTCTTATGCGCCTTAGCTCGTTAATGAGTTCCAAAGCGGATCGCTTTACGATCTTTACATTATCGATTTCGTATTCTTTTATATTCGTGCCGTTGCTTAAATTTAAGATGATAAATTCGATCGCTTCGTCTATTTTTTGAATTTTTTCTTTTGGTTTCATGACGAGGATACTATCAAAGAGGATATAGCTATTTATACAGGGGAAAATTAAAATTTTCGGATAAGAATAAGCGCATTATAAGGATATTATATATATAATACACGTATGAAAGAAAAGGATCGACGATGAGTTCGAAAGACAAACTACTAAAAAGTATCGAAAATAATCCGAAAAATGTAAATTTTAACGACGTAAAAAAACTTTTGGAATGGTTTGGTTTTGAGCTAGCTAACGTTACGGGTAGCCACCATAAATTTAAGTGCGGTGATCGAAGTATCGTAGTGCCGTATCACAAACCTATAAAAGAAATTTACGTTAAACAAATTTTAGAGTTGATAAAGGACGAAAGATGAAAAAAGATGTAAATTACTATCTGAATTTGCCTTACGAAATAAAAATCATAAGGCTAGAGGATGGGGATTATTTTGCGCAATACGCTGATGTAGGGTTAAATAAGCTCGTGCTTATGGCAGGAGACGGCAAAACTCCAAACGATGCGATAGAGGATCTCAAAGAGGCTTTTAGATGCTATCTTGAAGATGCGATAGCGAAAAGCGAGTTTATCCCGGAGCCCTTAAAAGATGAAAAAAGCAAAAACCTAGCCGTAACGATAAAACAAAGTCTAGTTGATGAGATCGACTTTTATGCCAAAAAAATGGGGCTATCTCGCTCTGCGTTTTTGGCAGTTTCAGCAAAGCAATATATAAAAACGCTTTAATTCTGATATAATAACTGCACTTATACAGATCGTTTGGCGAGTGAGATAAATTTTGAGCTCGCCACCTTACCTATTGTTTTTCTTTTTTAGTTGTGCCTGCCGTATAAGTTTGCGGCATCTTTAGCTCTTTTAGTATGTTTGTAAGCTCTATATTAAGCGCGCTTTCCGTCTCATCGCTTAAATTTACGCTCATTTTTAAGCGCTGTGGTAAAGAATAAAGTTTATTCGAAAGAGTAACGGCTATATCGCTAAGCTCTTTTTCAAGCTTTTCTATCGGTATGACTTCGCCTTTTTTCTCCGCCAAAATGAGCTTTTTAATCTCGGCATCGGCGAATTCTTTTTGCGCCCTAGCTTCCGTTAGCCCGTAAGTGCTCGTAGCGTTTGATATTTTATAATCTATATATTTTTCTACGCACTCTTTGACGTCCCATTTATTACGTTCGGATTTACTTAAAACGCCCTCTTTTTCCAAATCTTGAATTCTGCGTGCGGTTATGCTTAAAATATCGCTTAGCTCGTTAGTGGATACGGTCATCTTAATCCCGTTCGTTTGCAAAAAGCGATAGGTCTTGTTCGATCTTTTGTTTTAAAAGCGTCTTTTTAGCGTGTAAATTTGCCAAATAGTGCTTATATTTTAAATTTCCTTCGCAAAACGTATTTATAATCAGATCCGCCATATCCGATTTTTTCATTTCATAAGCTTCGCAAAGCTGTTCGAATTTCGAAGCGCACTCGATACTTATAGTCATATCATAACGAGTCTTTTTTACCATTAAATTTTCATGGATCCTTTTCATCTGCGCCTTTTCCTAGCCATATTTAAAAGCTTCGCGCCTGCGTATGCTAAAAGCGTGATATCCAGTGCTTCGTTTCGCTCTTTTATTTTTACCCATTTTAGTTTGCGATAGCCGTTTTTATCTCGTGCAATCTCAATTTTTTCAGCTGTAAGCTGATTAAAAAATTCCTCGCTATAGCCTTCGTTATAGTGAAAATATCCTGGACCCGGCTTTTTTATGTTAAGCAACCTAAAAAGCTCGTTTTTGCCGGCATATGTTCCTACGGGCATAAATTTAACGCCTTTTTTTATAATTTTGATATTGTTTAAAAAAGAGGATTTGGCGCTTTGCTCGCTTAACCCTTTAGTAGCTATGAATCGCTTATCCAGGCTTACGAACCTATAAACCCTTTCAGCATTAAAACCGCTATCTATAAGAGCTAAAGAGATGCCAAAGCTCTTTTTATCCTCTCTTGTAAATTTTCGATTTAACACTTTAAAAGCGTCGCTCCAAACTTGATCTTGATCCGTGTTGCCAAAAACTTTTACATGCTCTAAATTATACGCTTCCGCACCTTTTGCCCAGCCTATAAAATTGATCTCTATNGCGGACGGTAAATTTTCGCAAGTGTAATCTTCCGCGCGAGCAAAGAGCTCAAGCTCGTCTATGGAGGCGCTAGGATTCTTAGGCGGTTCGAAAGTTTGAGCCTTTATAGTATTTACGAAAGTTTGGAGCTTTAACTGATCGTCCTTGCTCTCATACCAATCTCTAGCTATATCGCTCATCTTAAAAAACGGGCTATATAGAGCGTTTAGGAAAAATCCCGCCGTTTGAGATTTGGGATTTTTAGCTATCCACTCGCCGCACCTTACCATTTCGTTTTTTTCCTGCTCGTTTATAAGGGCTCCGCACTGCGCGCACTGATATCTCGCACTATCGTAGATCGGTTTACCGCTCTCATCTTTATCCCAAATTAAAAATTCGAACTCTAACGTTTGAGAAAAATCGCAATGCGGGCATTTAACAAAAAAATATCGCTGATCGCTCGCTTCGAATTCACTCTGTATGTTTGAGCGATCCTTTATGGTGGGTGTGGAGCTTATGACGATCTTGCGATCAGAAAAGGTAATCGTGCGCTTTTCGGCTAGCTTAATACTATCGCCCTCTTTTGTGGCTTCGCAACGATCGACTTCGTCGACAAGTAAAATTTTAATAGGTTTGCTAGCTAATTTCGAGGGGGCATTCGAGCCTACAAGGGCGAGGTTTCCACCGCGAAAATTTTTAATCAAAATTGTATTGTTCGCGTCGTTTGCATTTATGAGCTCATTTAACTCACTACAATCTCTTATCATAGGAGCAAGGCGGCGCTTAGAGTAATCCTCCGCGTCGTTTTCATTAGGAAGCATAAATAAAATCGTGCTTGGCTCTTGGTGAATGTAATAGCCTATCGTATTGTTTATCATCTCGCTTTTCCCTAGCTGCGAACCCCAAAGTAGGACTATTTTTCTGCGTTTTGGGTTTGAAATTTCATTCATCGGCTCTATTTGATACGAAAACGGCTTGAATTTGCCGTAATTGCTTGAGCTTTCACGGCTTAAAATTCTAAATTCGCTCGCCCATTCGCTTAGGCTCATACGAGGTTTTATGAAAATCGATCTTGCAAAAATATCGATGATTTTTCCCATTTTAATTTTTACGATAGTGTGCGTGATGCTTTTTGAATATCAAGTAACTCTGCTGATGCGATTTTATCAAATTTCAAAAGAAAAATCAATTTTTAGCCTTAAAATAGAGTTTTAGAGAATTTTTCAAAGATTGGGGTGAGAAAATTATAAAATTTTTTAAAAGATTATTACAGTTTAAGTTTCGAAAGGTTTTTATGATGAAAATATTCATTAAAATACGATAAAAACGAAAACGAAGCCCCTTAAACTTTTTCAAAAATCCTCTCCCCCCGCAGCTCGCCCACCGCATTTATTAAATTTCTCTCAAGAAGGACCCGTAAAATTCTCCATCGTGCGCCGCTATTAAGAGTGATTATACCAAATCATATCCGGTCTTGCACATCGATATTAAAACGCTGAAAGTGCATCATAATCCAGTGCAAATCATTCCTCGCACTAGATTTATATCAACGCTTTTTAAGCGGAGTTTAAGCACATATGATATCTCCTAAGTTCAGCGGATTTTAAGGCGGCAAATACTCTGAATTTATCGGCTTTTTATGTTCGTGCAGGTAAACGTATTGTTCCGTGGTGCCAAACCTCGGCAAACTTCAACGAGTTTCAAACCCATCCATTTCAAAACCTATCTATTGTAAATCTTTCCATTGTATAGTATTTTTCATTTTTACGATAAGCTTTGCTAGGAAATTATAAAAAGGCTACGCCGTGTTAATAGTCATTGATAAATATATTTTTAAAGTCAAACACAACATTAGCGAGATCACGAAAACTACAAGTATCAATTATGACAAGCAAAAAACCATTACAAAGCCCATTTATACGCATCTTGGCGGATTCGAGGAGGAGATAAATTTCGAGGCTACCATACTGTTAAACAACGTTTTGGAGTTTTTAGGTTTCGAAAGTCTTGTAAAAAAGGGCGATCCGCTTAATATCTCCAGCTTTGATTTAATAGATAATAAACAAATTTTTATCACTAAGCTGATTCAAAGCGTATCTAATTTCGTAAAAACCGAGCTTGGTGGTATTACGTATTACACTAAAAAATTACAAATTTCAGGATTTATCATTGAGTAAGTCAAACGAAGCCGTATTAAATCGCCTGCAAAAAGATATCGTCAATGCGATGAATAGGACACTTTCAAAGATCAAGAAAGAGCAAACCAATCTCATACTCCAAGATATATCCGTTCGAAAAGAAAAGATACAAAACACCCGCTCCTCGAAATATATAAAAGCGTATTTTAACAATATGAGCATTTATATCAAAACTTACGACAACAACATAACTCCTACTATGTTGCCACATGGAAAAACTACGCGTTTCGGGGTAGTCATATCGATAAATTCTAGAACGCAAAAATTGCTAAGAGGCGGTTTTGTAAAACCTCGTACAAGAAAGGGCGGCATAATCATCAGTTCAAAAAGCATTAAAAGCGATATTTTCGGAGTATATAGCGGGAATTTCAAAGAATCTAAAAGGAGCTATTTCGTATCTACTAAAATGAAACCCAGTCTATATGACTTTGCAGCAAAAAATATCGATACGTTATTAAAAAAAGCCGAGCAGATTTTTACCGAGGAGCTAAAAAAATGAAGTATCTTGCAAAAGATGGCGATGCACTTGATATGCTGTGCTATAAGCATTACCAAACTTTGGATACGGATGTGTATTCGCAGTTTTTAAGGCAAAATGAGCATTTATTAACCAAAGAAGTTTTAAAAGGCGGAGATATCGTCTATTTCCCGGATATAAAGACGAAGCAAATAAAAAAGGTAAAATATTTATGGGAATGAATGCGGACTTTAAAAAGCCTAAGGTGCAAATTTTATATAACGGTATGGATAAAACGGAGGCTATGGATTGGATAAATATCAGTATCGAGGACAACGAAGGTAAGGAAACGGATAAACTAAATATCACGTTAGGATATGGCGCCGCGAAACCTAGATTTAAAGATAGCATAGAAATTTATATCGATGACTTCTTTCTAGGATTTTTCACTATCGCTACAATCAAAACGAAGTATAAAAAGAGCTACGAGATAGAAGCGATCGCAGCAAATTTTATGAGTGCGCTAAAAGAAAAGAAATCAAGATCGCACCTAGGTTTAAGCTATAAAAAGGTAATCGAAAATATAGCGAGTGAAAACGGATTAAAAACTAAAATAAATTTTAAACGGATGAACGAGGTTGTAGAGCTAGAGCAACACGACCTAAGCGATACTGCATTTTGCCAGAAAATAGCCGATAAACTCGATCTTACTTTCAGTATAAAAAATGGAACTATGATTTTTATCGATAAGGATAAAGTTACAGACCGCGTCGATTATAGCTTAAACGAAGCCGATTATATGGACTTACAATACGAGCAAACGGAAGTTACAAACTATCAATCCTGCGAAATCACGTGGCACGACACGAAAACAAATAAAGACGAGATCGTAAAAGTAGGTAGCGGAGTCCCAGTGCTTAAAAGGCAATTATTTGAGCCCGACTCGAAAGACGAAGCCATAAAAATAGCGCAAAGCTATCTACAAAAGAATAAAAATGGCAGTTTCAAGGGTAGTTTAAGATGTTACGGCGTGCCATTTTTCGCGGGCGGATATCTAAATTTACAAATCGAAAATGAAACCAAAAAAGTAATAATCAAAAAGATAACGCATACTATAAATTCATCATGGATCAGCAATATAGAATTTTTCTAAAGATTTTTTAATATGTAAATCTACAAAATACTCTATTTAGCGGACATTATAACGGACACTTGGAATTTAAATATCAAATAGAATGCCTATAAATAGGAATTTCTAAAAATATTTTAAATCCCTCTCTGTCCGCCAC